TGGCGGCGGAGCCGGTGAAGTTGGTTTCCCTGCAGATGTTACCAATCCTACTGGTGGTGCTGGTGGAGATGGAATACAAAATCTGTATCGTACTGGCTCAAATGTGTACTATGGTGGTGGAGGTGGCGGAGGCTCGGCTGGTGCTGCGGGTCAAGGCGGTGGTGCTTCCAATAACTACTGGCCTGACAATCTTGATGGTACCGCTAATACAGGCGGTGGGGCTGCTGCGGGTACTCAGGCAGGAAGTTCTCCATATTGGCCCGGCGGTGCAGGTGGAACTGGACTTGTTGTTATACGATACGTAGCCTAAGAGGAAAATAAAAAATGTTATATGCAAAAGTGGAAAATGGATCAATTGTTCAGTATCCATATGAAATTGACAACTTGAGAAAAGATAACCCCGGTACATCATTTCCTCATACTAGCATGGAGAACGCAAATACACGGTCTAACTATGGGGTTGTTGAAGTTGCAGAAGAGTCTCATCCGCCTGATAATTCAGAACAAGATGGCAATGGAGTTGTTACTAAATATTCAGATACTGTAATAGAAGGTGCACCAATAAAGGTGAATGGTGACTGGAAACAGGTTTGGGAACAAACACCAAAAACAGAACTGGAACGCCATGATCAGGCAAGAAAATTTAGACTTTCAGCTTATGGATCTCCTGAAACACAAATAGAATTCATTACAGAAAATGGTTTGGAAGCATGGCAAGATAAAGTTTCTGAAATAAAGTCAAGGTATCCTAAATTATAAAATAAATAAATGTATCTAACAAATGAGTGGTTCTTTTACGCCTCAGCAATAGATGAAAAAACTTGCAACAAAATAAAGTCTATTTCTAAAAAAAATGATTTCGAAGAATCAAAAGTAGATATAAAGCATGATATCACTGATGAAGAGAGAAAAACCGGAAAGGTTGCAGAGTACAGTCAAGATAAGAAGAGTAGAATAAGTGATGTAAGTTGGTCTAATGATCAGTGGGTAATTAATTTAATCTGGCCTTATATGCTCAAGGCAAATAAGGAAGCCGGTTGGAATTTTGATATAAAAGCTGTAGAGACTATGCAGATAACTAGATATAATCCAAATGGGTTTTATGGGTGGCATAGAGATGGAAACGCTGATTGCCTATCAGTTTACAATAATCCTAATAATAAATTCATGCATGGTCATGCAAGAAAGTTAAGTATGACCATTCTTCTTAACGATAATTATGAAGGCGGAGAATTTCAGTTTTGTAGTACACATGGCGGAGAAATAAATGTTGATACTCCAGACTTCAAGAATACTGGATCAATAATAGTTTTCCCATCATTCATGGAGCATCAGGTAACACCAGTAACAAAAGGAACAAGATATTCATTAGTTGCATGGTTTGTCGGCCCACCATTCAAGTAAAGAATATTAATTACGGTATCTAATATATGGCTTTAATTCCAGTAAATAACGTAGGAGAAACAGGGATTGTCAAGGATATTAATCCTTGGGAACTTCCGCCTAATGTTTGGTCTGAAGGAAACAATGTAAGGTGCGAGCATGGGGCAATACAGAAATCTCCGGGCTATCTGGAGGTTATGTCATCTTGTCCTGTTGCTCCCTATTACATAACGAACATAGAAGTAGCCGGTGCTAACTATTGGATAGTTGGTGGACTGGCTAAAATATACGTCCATGATGGTGTTCAATGGACAGATATAACCAGAGCCTCCGGTGGAGATTATAGCGCAACTGCTGCCGAGAACTGGACATCCACAGTATTAGGTGGAATTCTTATCATGACCAATGGTTATGATGATCCACAATTTTGGGGTTTGACTGCTGGAGTACCCTCTACCTCAACTAAGATGGCGGATCTAACTAACTGGCCAGCCAGTACAGAATGTTTTTCTTTAAGGGCGTTTAGATCATTTCTTGTAGCCCTCAATGTACAAAAAACATCTGCAAACTTTAGGGATATGGTCAAGTGGTCTACAGAGGCAGCCCATCAAACCGTACCCGCCTCTTGGGATGCCACTGATGCAACGGTCGATGCTGGGGAGTATTCCTTGGAAGACTCAAAAGGAAAGATTCTTGATGGACTTCCTCTTGGTGATGCTTTTATGATTTATAAGGAAGATTCCACTTATATGATGTCCTACATCGGCACTCCATTTATTTTCCAATTTCGTCAAATATCTCCAAATGTGGGTGCCCTTGCAAAGAACTGTATCGCAGAATTTGATGGCGGTCATTTTGTATTTGGTAATGGAGACATGTATATTAACGATGGCCAGAGGTTGAAATCTTTGCTGCCTCATAAAATGCTCGATCATGTGTTTAATAATATTTCTGGGGATGATTATCAGAAAGCATTTGTTGTCGCAGATTATGGTAACACAGAAATGTGGGCCTGTTATGTGTCACAATCAAACGTAACAAATGCTCAGTGCGATAAGGCTTTGGTTTGGAATTGGTCTAACGGATCTTTTACAGAAAGGGATTTACCCAATCTTGGATTTGCTGGATATGGAATTGAGGGCAATCCTTTGGCTCCCGGTTCTTGGGGTGTAGCAACAACAAATTGGAACACTGATACATTAAATTGGAATCAGTCTTCTGCAACATCCTTCTTCAACCTTGCGGGTAAAACTTTGGTTATGGCATCCCCAACCAACACTAAACTATTCAGAAATGAAACCGGTAACCAAGAAGATACTTCGGACATGAACAGTTATATCCAGAGAACTGGATTAACAATGGATGAGCAGGGTCAGCCAGATCAATCTATGGTTAAGCGAATATCAGCCGTTTGGCCCAAAATGAAGGTAAATCCAGATTCAGATTCAGATACAGTTAATATTTATGTGGGTCATCAGATGTCTACAGAAGAGGCCATCACTTGGGAAGGCCCGTATACTTTTAACCCAGACACACAATCTAAAGTGCCTGTAAGGGTCACCGGAAAATATATCGGGGTGAAATTTGAATCCACCACTGATACAACTTGGCAGTTAAACGGTTATTCATTGGATATAAAGAACGCTGGTAATAGGGGATCGGTGTCTAGATAATGGCTACTTATGCAGATCGAGTAGTAAAGTCAGTAACACATTATGAACCGGGGCCACTACCACTTGATCAAAAAGATCTTGGGGTATTTTTAATTGACGAACTGAAAAGAATTGGTGACGTGTTTTTCAACCAAGCAACTTTTAGACTGGAGAGAATGAATGTCGCGCCGACAAGACCAAGAGGAGGAGATGTCCGATACGCCGACGGAACCAACTGGGATCCCGGATCGGGCGAAGGAATTTATTTCTTTAAAGAATCCACTTCAGCGTGGGTCAAACTGTAAAACTGCAATTGTAAATTCTGAAGATATACCGCTTGTATGGGATTCTATTATCCCATTATTGGAACCTTCTCAGAATAGTCAAAGGGAACTTTCCATTGATGACTTCTTTGATCGCCTTATGGAAGGTGAAATGCAACTATGGGTTGCAATAGAGGGTAAGGAAATTATTGCCTGCATGATTTCTCAGTTTGCCACATATCCACAGAAGAGGGTATTGAGAATCATTTTCATCAGTGGAGAAGGTATGGATAGATGGATAGAGAACTTTCCAATGGTAGAGAACTTCGCACTAATGAACGGCTGTACCTTCTTGGAAGTATGGGGAAGGAAAGCATGGGTAAAAATATTAAAGGAATGGGATTGGGAATGCAAATATCACATAATAACAAAAGACCTAACGGCTAGGATGCACTAATGGCATACGTATACGGAACAAATATTCCTCTGAGCGCTTTATCGATGATACCGGCGAGCAAGAAGAGAGAACTTCTTGAGCGAATTGAGACGGATGTAAGGGCTAAAGATTCTAGAGGGGCGAATGACGCCCTGTTTAGTATTGCATTTTGGACTATGAGAGATCCTGAGACTGGGGAATGGGGGCGTGGTCAAGGAAATCCAAATGTAAGTAAGGTCCATTCTGGAGAATGGGAAGTTACAGCGGAAATGGACAGCGATGACTCATGGGCGGAACAGCATACCAATTCATCAAATGATGTTTACGTTCAACATCCGGGGTCGAAGGCAGATACGGGTGGTGGTACTGAATCCGCAGCAGACATTGCTGCTAGAGCGGTCACTTGGGAAGATGGTAAAGGGGTTTTTGTTGGAGGAGAGTCTATAGGTAGTTGGGGTGGTTTGGCCCATACGGAGCAGGGGGAAGGCTCCCAATATTTTGATCCCGCTTACAGTGGTGGTGGAATAGGTGACCCGGGCGGAATAGACAAACCCGATGCTGGAGTTAAAGGTGGTGTTCCTATTAATGCTGTCGTAAGTGGAGGTTACACCATAGATGATCTAGGGGGTCTTTTAGGGGGTAGTCCCAGTCCCAGTCCCGGTCCCGGTGATCCCGGTATTGGTCCCGGTGGTGGTGGTACAGGATACCCATTCGAAGGCGTGAATTTGGGAGTGGGATTTCCGAAGTTCAGCAAGGGCTATTTACGCTCATTCCCAGATTCTCCAGAATATGGAGGTGACGTTGATGCTGAGTCATTACTAAGTTATACACCAGAGTGGGCTGGAAGAGACTCTTCTAATTGGGGGATCCTTGATCCCAGAGCCTATGGCCCACCACAACAGGTTATGCCTTGGATAGGACCGCTAGGTCAAGCGCCATTGGCATTTAGAAGGGGTAAAACAGAGATACCAGAGGGTGGATTTGGGCATGACACTAGGATGGGGCAATTTGACTGGAAAAACCTTGAAGAGGGCGGAAGAGTAGTCCCCCCACTAGGTACAACTGCTTGGAAACCCACCCCTTATTCTGCTTCGGAAATAGCCAACTGGCAAAGATTTAATCAAGGACTATTAGCGCCACCTATATCGTTCGGTGGGCAGACCGCTGATCAACTGGCTCAATTTGGGTTGGGTACTTCTGGATTGCTAGGTTCAGGACAATCAATGGCGTATGATCCGCAGGGCAGACAAATATATTCTCGTACCATATCATGACTTTTAGAGATGCAATAGACGGCTTGAGGTAGAAATTATGCAAGGTTCACAACCAGAAAATTATGAGGCATCAGAACTTTTTGACATGCAGCGGCCATATTTGCAATATGGCCAGCAAAGAACAGAAGCGCTATACGGTGCTGGAGATGCCCCTTATTATCCTGCTTCTACGGTAGCCGGATTAACTACTCCAACTCAAAGAGCGCAGGCCGGGATCATGGAATATACCGGTGGCCCTAGACCAGCAGCACAACAGAGGCTTGCAGAGCAGCAGTTAGGCAGAACCTATGACTGGGCGGGAAGAATGCCACAGTTGGGCGCAGACGCCCTCCAGAGGTCTATGATGGCTGGTGCTGAAACTAGAGGATTGGGATTACAAGGCTTGAGAGCCATTGCCCCCACCACAGAACAAATGATGACTGGTGAGGTTCCAACCGGTGAAGGTACCCCTTATGGGGCTATGTCAGATGCTTATAGGGATGCTGTTATATCCAGACTTACAAACCCAACTACAGGTGTTTTACAAGGTATAAGGACAGGGTTGTTGAATGCCGGTCAAGCCGGTGGTAGTTCACGTGGGGATATGCTTCAACAGCAGGCTATTACAGATGCCGTAACACAGGGCATGGCACAGCCTATGGCCCAAATGTATGGTAATGCTTACCAGCAAGCGCAAGCACAGAGACTGCCAGCAGCACAGCAAGCCTTGTCTGGTTACCAGCAGGCAATGGGTGGAGCGCAGGCCAGAGGAGCGATGGAGGCCGGAGGCTTTAATCAGGCTATGGGTGGCCTACAGCAAGGGGCCGCAACAGGACTTGCTGGCGCAGGAATGTATCCATCTATTATGAACGCACCCCTTGATATGTATGGAGCAATGGGTGGTGTAGGCGCGCAGCAGCAAGCACAGAATCAGGCTGCAATAGAGGCTGATATGGCTAGATACCAGTATCCAGAACAGTCCCGAAGAGCCAGACTTGGTGAATATATACAGAATATCACTAACCTTGGTGGCGCTGGTGGATTTAGTGGATTGTCTAGTTTAGTAAAGAATCCTGCCTAAATAATGCACTCTTACGCTCACTGGAAGGAAACCAATCCTGATGGTACTGTTGCAGATTATTACAGGGCCATTGGGATGGAGAGGACAGAGCATGGGTTCTGGGCCAGAAATTATGTGGAATCTGATGAGTTAGATCGGTTACATAAAGAGAGACTTAAAAAAGGACGCAAGGGATTGTTAGAGGAAGGAAAAGGGTTGTCACAGTCCTTATATACTCCCTTTCCGTTTCCAGTTATGCGGCCACCTTCACTAATGAATCTTAATTATTATAAAAATGGATGGGTATAGGAGTTAATTATGGCAGATTATAATCAAGCAAGCGTTGTTAGACGGCCATCTGTTGCGCTGCAATATAATGATCCAAGAAGGGTCGATCCTTCTCACAC